GCATATCATTGCGCAGGAGAGATCCCCTATGACTCGGGTAGTTCGGTGTTTTGGAACTTAGTCGCACTCCTCGCTCGGAGCACAAAACCGGGGCGTATACCGTCCCCTCCGGTCGCCAACCACAACAACCATGGCACACTAATAAAAGCCCGCTGATCAACACCATTAAAGCCCGTAGGGGCCCGGTGGCATCAATGACGGAGGAACGGGAACAATGAACCTCAACGGTACGTAGTTCTTGCACTCTACATGAGGGACCATCCTTGGATGATCGGGGCCCCACTTGGAGTATTTCGCAAAGCCATTCTGACCGAACTCCCTTTCAAACCAATCAAGAACCGGTTTGGACCAGGAATACTGCCAGCGAACAACTCTAACGAATCTCTTTGCACTACGTTTCGGTGAGATGAGGGGGGGGAGGGGAGGACGTGATTTACGTCTGAGGGTCTTTGTGAATGGACCTGGAGTAACATCGAAAGAATTTGACAAATCCCATACGGGACGCGCCAAAAACTCAAGTGGAACTCCAGACCATCTAAGCACCCTCTCCCGCTCTGACTCTGCGTGCGCCTGGTCGACGATGGAGAAAAGATCCTCCCTGGGAGGATCCGCCACCACGACTTCGCAGGACCGAGAAACCCCGGTAATGATGGGCGGAACGGGATCAGATCCCCTCCACCGTCTAAACCAGGACTTCTTCATTAACCCGGTAAAGACGTATCGAGGTATGTTAGCTATGCAAAAGTCCCTGAGGACTATTTCATGCCTAGCCAGGACCGAGATAGCATACTGGCGTACACTATGCTTCATCCCTTTTACACCTTTCCACACCTCACCGAGTAGGTCCACACAGTCATTACGGAACGGACGGAGAAAAGAGAGGCAATGCCTAGGAACGAGGCGACAAGAGGGCACATGGAAAGGCTGACTATTCAGGTCAAGCCACGTGTCTGAAAAGCCAGTCTTCTGGCGATTAACTACAAGTCCAAAGGTAGAAGTGACTTCTTCCCAGATGGAGAAGAATTTACGGTTACCATTGAACATGCAGTCATCGCCGTTGAAACGGCCAACCCTCCTAACGCCGGAACCAAAGCTTATGTCACAGCAGATGTCGTAAGAGACCTTGTTAATG